GCCCTGTTGGCGCTGACCTCGACACGCATCTATGCAGAGCGGACCGAACCAGTTGAAGGCTATCAGCCGGGCAAGGACGGTGGTTGCGTGTGCTTTACGCTAGGGGGCACGGTTGACAGCAGCAATGCCATGCAGCGTGCGCGGGTACAGTTCAAATGTTATGGTAAGGACGAGGTAGAGGCGAATCAGGTTTATCGCGCGCTGTACAATGCGCTGCACCGGCAGAGCGGGCAATACGTCCGATGGGCATTCTGCCAGACGCTGGGGCAGACACTGCGGGAGCCTGACACGAAGTGGCCTTTTGTATTGACGTATTTCGAGATTTTCATTTTGTGAGGTGAGCTATGGCACAAACTGCAACGAACATTTTGCTTGGGCCGATCCGCCTGTTTTATGCGCCAGTCGGCACAGCGATACCGGACCGCGACAGCGTGACATTCGGTGCGTCCTGGGGCGGATCGTGGGTTGAGTTCGGCTACACCAAAGCACCGCTCTCGGCAACGTATGACTACACTGAGCTTGAGATCCGGGCGCAACAGAAACCTGGCACGCTGAAACGGCGCAAGGTCACCGAGGACTTTATGTGCGAGACTGTGCTGGCGGAGATGACCTCGACACTGTTTGGGATTGTTGCCTCCGGCACCGCGACCAGCGCGGCAGCCGACTCTGACGAGGTAGGCTATGACCAGATGGTGGTTGGCGGCGAATTCGAGGTCGATGAATACGCATTTGGATTCGAGGGGCTGTATGAATCAAGTGCCGGCTCGGACTTCCCGGCGCGGGTGTTCATCTACAAGGGCACAGCGAAAATGAACGGGGCCAGCGAATTCAGCACGGAAGACTATCCGGGCATTCCGATCCAGATCAAGGCTTTGCAGCAGCCCAGTAACAGTAATGGCGACCAGTTGTTTAGGTTCGAGCGCGTGACGGCGGCAATTACAGCATGAGAAGTGTAACCGTTACACTCGCTGAGCGTGAGTATACCATCTGCGAGTTGCGCTCCAGGCAGAACGAGGCTTGGCGGGCAGCGCTGAAGACGCGGTTCGAGTCGGTTGCAGCGCTGATCGAAAACACGCCAGCTACAGAATTGACCACGGCTGGCGTGGGAGGATTGATCCGCAATATCTCGAATGTCGTGCTGGGCAGCATCGCCGACGTGCGCGAGTTGTTGTTTGAGTATGCGCCAGAACTGGCACAGGACCGCGAGTACATCGAAGAGGAAGCCTACGACTCTGACCTGATGAATGCGTTCACGGAGGTGCTGACCCTCGCGTTCCCTTTCGGTTCGGCGTTTCGCAGGCTGGGCGCATTGATCGAGAGTGGCCCGCAGAGCAAAGCGACTTCGCCGAAATAGCACTGTCGCAATGGGGCATCTGGGATGATACGCTAGATGAGGTACTGCTCAGCGAAATGGTTGCATCGTACATGCAGCGCACGCACTGGGAAGCGCAACTTCACGCGCTGGCAATCCTGGAACATCTGGCTAGGGTGTTACCGAAAAGCAAGGGGCGTAAGGTATCTGTCGATGAATTCTTGAAAATAGCGGGGCAGACATAATGGCAATAACGCTGGGCGATGTGTTTGTAAGGGTCAGGGCAGAAGACGATAGACTCTCTGGCGATCTGAAAAAAGCCGAAGACAAAGCGCGATCGTGGTCGGGCAAAGTCGGCGGCTTTTTCTCTAATGCGCTCAGTTTCGCGGCGGATGGGCTGATCCTGGGAGGCGTCGGCGCGGTAACGAGTCAGATTGGCGGCTTGGTATCAATGACCTCCGACGCCGAAGAAATGATGGGTAAGTTCGACGTCGTCTTTGGAGACTTCGCACAGGATACCGCGAAGGACCTTGACGCAATGGCGCGGACGATGGGACGATCCAAGTACGAGCTGCGTGGGTTCGCTGCATCATTCCAGGATACCTTCGTACCGCTAGGCTTCGCCAGAGAAGACGCAGCGGAGTTGTCAAAGAAGCTAACCGAGCTTACCGTAGACGTGGCATCATTTAACAACGTCTCAGAGGCAGACGCGGCCAGGGATTTCCAGAGTGCATTGGTCGGCAACACTGAGACGGTTCGTAAATATGGGATCATTATTACACAGGCGGCGCTAGATCAAGAGCTATTGAATATGGGGATCAAGGGGGGCGTCAAGGATGCTACGGAAGCGGAGAAAGTCCAGGCGCGTTTGAATCTCATCCTGAAGGGCACAACCGATGCACAGGGCGACGCTGTGCGGACATCTGCTAGTTGGGAGAATCAGGTCCGGGCGCTCAAAGCTGCCTGGAATGATTTCGTGATCGAGATCGGGATGAAGGCCTTACCGATCATCACGCCGCTACTCGCCCATCTCACGAAATTGGCGCAAGATGTACTGCCACTTGTAATTACTAAGATTGACGGGATTGTTGAGTCGCTGGCCGGTTTGGGGGCTGTTGAGATTATCACGAAGGTGCTGGATACGCTGGAGAATTTCAGCCAGTCTTTGTTGGATTGGAGCACCAATCCTGAGACGCAAAAGAAGGCGGAAGAGATCGGCGACAAGATTGCAGACTACATCGTTGACGGAATTGCCGCTATTTTCGGCGATGCTGAAAACAGCAGTCCGGTAATGATGAAACTGGTAGCATCGTTAAAAACCACCGTTAAGAACTACAAGATGTCATTCCAGAATATCGGCGAAAAAATAGCAGAGCATATTTTCAATGGATTAGAGGCACGGATCGCGAAGCTTGATTGGGTCAAGAGCATTCGTGAGAAGTTTCAGGGATTCTACGACTTCATGGCGCGTGGGCCGTCCGCATGGATTGGCAAACTCGGTGGATATCCCGGCTATTCCGAAGGCGGCTATGCCGGACACGGCATGGCCCTGTTGGGGGAGAAAGGCCGTGAATTCGTGCTTAACGCTGACACCACGCGGGCATTGGAGGCACGGCTTGGCACGCTGAATCAGCAGAACGTGCTCGGCGCAGTCGGCGTCAATGGCACACTTAATGTGAACTTCGGTGGCAATGTACCGCAGGGCATCTCGCCCGGCGATATTCAACGAGTGGTAATCGACCAGGTAGGCGGGCTATTCCAGCAGCACGCCAAACGGAGTAGACGCTAATGGCAATCGCAAGATTCGAGATCGGCACCACGACCGCAACGATGGTAAATGTTGAGGAAGCTGACATTGGCGTAGCTCCGCCTGACGTGACCTTCGTGCAGTACCCTGACACCTACGTCGGTGGTAATGGGCAGGTGCACGGCGATGGTTTTCCGCAGGCAGAATGGAAGTTCCCGTTTATGACCGAAGCGCAATACAACACGCTCAAAATTGCCTATTGTCCGAACGGGCAAAGTTCCACAGTGGTGATCAGGACGTTGACTGATGAGAGTTCCTACAACCGCTACTCTGCAATCATTCGATGGCCGCAGAATGTGCGGGCGCTGTACACATCCGGCGGATACGTCAATCTGTCGTTTCTATTCACGCACCTGGAGGCGGCATGAGTGCATTGACCGCCGCAGAACTGGCGCTACTAAGAACACATCCACACGAGGCAAAACTGTATCTGGCGATCTGGCGACCGGCAACGGTACTGGCCTGTCAGGTCAACGACGCCAGTATCGCCCGTAGTGAACGTGAGATTACCTATGACAATGTGACAGCTGGCGAATACGGCGCGGTGGTCGCAGGTATGACACTGTTGGTCGGGACAATGGCGGGGCTCAGTGATATTGGCAAGATACGCGTCAAGTCTGCCACAGATACGGTTATCACTGTAGCGCAAAATGACGACATTGACTGGTCGGATGGGCTGTACCTGACTGTCCAGAACAATTACGAGCTATGGAGCAAAAAGCCACGCATCGTTGAGAGTGGTGGCAGCCTGACACGGTACATCGACTACGATACCATCTATGCTTACCAGACTGAGCGACAAAATCCAGTACCGATTATGGGACCGCCGGCGTGTGCATTTCGAAGCGAAACAACCGGACTGGCGACGGTAGAATTCGTGGGAGAAGATTCTTACAGCGTTGCCGATGGAAAGACGATTGACACGTATTCGTGGGTGTTCCCATCTGGCACACCCTCCACATCCAGCAACGCGGGCACAGCAGCGGCTCCGGTCGAGGTGACATGGGAGACGGCTGGCGGCCATGTCCCGTATGTCGTATCGCTTGAAGTCCGTGACATAGGGCCAAACGACACGGCTGGGACGGGCAGGAGACCGGTGTTCATCTTCGATCGGACCGGGGCCAATGCACCCTACACCGATTTCGAGGTACAGGAGCTATCTGGCGATTACGGGCAAGGCGGCTGGACTGGCAAATTCAAGGTCTTTGGTAGCACGTTGACAGCCGCGAACTTCCCGGATGGTGGAATGGTGGTGCTATTCGCCGAAGAGTGGTATGGCGCAACGAAGCAGAGCATCGGTGGCTATCCGGGCCGTGAGAATATCAAGTTCGTTGGCTACATCCGTGACAACTCGGTACATGTCAATCCGCAGAGTGGCAACGCGGCGGGCTATGTGACGTTCGAGGCCAGTACCATTGACGGACTGATGAAAAATCGCGATGGCTACGCAACCACGCTGGAATACGACACGACGCCGAGCAGTTGGAACGAGGTTGACGGGCTTGACGTTGACATGGCAGCATATTATGTCGCACAGTGGTTTAGCAATTTGCTGCTCATTGCCGACATGAGTCTATCCGGTGATGCACGCAAGATCAATAAGATCGACATGCCAAAGGCGGACCTGTACCGCCAGATTGACGACTACTGTTCGACAGCAATCCGCGCGCGGCTCATCGCGGACAAACAGGGCTGTTTGCATCTGGACATCAATCCGCAATTTCTGGGCAGCACAGACCGCGATGCTGTTGCGACGGTGATTTCTCTGACCTCGCAGGATTGGCGCGACCAATTGAACATTCCAAAAGCAGAATCCGATACCAGTTATGTAGAGTGTCAGGGGAAGTATTTTGACGGCAGTGCCGAGACCGCGTTCATTGCCGAAGCGCCAGGCACGGCATCGCAACAGCAGGGCATCGAGGAACCATACACCGGCTTTGTGTTCGGAGGGCAGACAGACGCCAACAACATGGCGGGCTATGTTTTGGCGGAGGCGAATAACGAATATCCAGATGTGCCAGTCTCACTGGCTGGAAACTATTCGTTTGCGGACATCGTGCCGGAGTGGTACAAACTAACTGTAGCAGCGACGGATAACAAGCGCGGGACTACCTGGGACGAGGCGCGTTTTCTGTGTCGCCGTGTCGATCTGAAATGCGATAACGAGGTAGGCGCATTGTATGCCAACGTGAACCTGGAGAAAGAGACAACGGGCCTCTCAGGACAGACCGGGACGTTCCCGACAGTGCCGCCTGAGGAGACGGTACCAGACCCTGACCCTCCGGTGTGGGATCCGGTAATTGTCGATCCAGAGGAGACGCCCGGCTATCTGGCAGCATTCGACAGCGTGAACGGCTTCTACTGGACCACGAACAGCGGCGCGGCGTGGACAGCGCGTAACACCGGCTTGAGCGTTACTGCGTTCCTATGTGGCGCAGTAAAGCGCGGTTGGAAAACGATGCAGGGTACATCTGACCCTGAGTCATGTATCCTGTTCGGTGGTGGCGTAGGCTTCCTCGCGTTGACACGAAACGCAGGCAAAACGTGGACCAGCATCATGCCCACATCGACGAATATCACCTGGGTTGGGGACGATCCGAGTCTAAGCGGCTCAATCACCATCAAGTGCGTAGAATCGCCGAACGACGCGACAGACGTGATCTACGCGTTGGGTGACAGTGCATGTGAGAAGGGGTGCTGTGCACTACTGTTCCGATCCGACGACATGGGCCAAACGTGGACAGCGACGGCGATCCTCAGCGCTGGTGGCGGCGCGGACGATGACGGGTACATCTACCCAATAGCATTCATATCACACACCGTGGTCAACTCGCCGGGCAACGGCACAGTGGTACTGAGCGACACGGACAGTATCACAGGAGAGGCGGACGATGTGGGCCTCCAGGGAGACTACACTTGGATTAAGGATAACGGCAACCCTGGCCAGCAGAACATCGTCATTGACTTCGGGGAGTTCTCCGGCGCCCACACCGGCGCGAGCAAAATGTCCATGAACGTGCGCGATTACGGAGACGACCCGACCTCCATGCCGTTTCATCAGCAATTCTGGCGAGCGGGTAATTCTGTGCGGGTATCGCTGGACGGCGTGACCTACTACGGATTGGGGAAAATATCGAATTATTGGTCGAGCGGCGCAACGGTAGCATTTGCGTGGGGTGACCAGTGGCATTGGGATGCCGCTCCATCGTTACCCATGCAGCATTGGCGATACCTGAAATTGACGTGCGATTTCCCATTTTTCAACAACGTGGCGAATGGTATCCAGGGCTGGATCGATACGGTCCGGATTGCCAATGCCACCCGTGAAGCGGGCTGGGGCACGGTCAACGCGCTGGGGCTCGCAGTCGATTTCGAGAGCGGCGCAAACATCCACGTCATCTATACCGACCTCGGGAACGGCACGCACCTCGCCACGTTCGATACAGCGCTGGCACTGGTCAGCACGGTCGATCTGACCACAGACCACAGTGTGACTGTAGCCAGGCCTAGAGTCGTGTGGCAGCCGACCGTAACCGATTATGGTGACATCGTGCTGCTCTATGGCGCGAACGCAAATGGCGGCTGGATTGGCTACAGCGACAATGCGGGGGCAACGGTGTCAGACGAAAGCGGCGATGTGGCAGATACGGGGCAAGTTTACGCGTTGGCAGCCACTGGCGACGGGGCCGGACAACTCGCGGAGTATGTGGCGTTCGGTGATGGCGGTGAAGTGTACAGCGCAACGACGCTGGGAACGTGGACGCTGGACGATACGGCAGACGTGACGCCAGACTATCGTGGCGGTGGTATTAGCTTGGGGCAGGACACAAACATAACGCTGCTCATCGGTTCTGGAGCGGCGGGCGCGGTGATGATAGAGACAGCACCGTCACCGTACACGACGTATACCGACATTAC